GGCCGCCAACGACGAGCGTTCTTAAAGATGTACTAGCAGCATTGCACCAATGATAGTCACACATATAAGTAGTAGCTGAACCACCGACTACTGAAGGTATAATTTCACCCTTACTTCCAAGGTCAAAATCCTTTGTATATCCATCAGACGCTATTTCTTTACCTGCAACAGTCATTTTACCTTTAGCAGTATTATCATCTCCAAATGCACTCGGATTAGATGTAGTATACACACTACTTGGTTGATTAGCTGCTGTTCTTTCTAAGATAATACCATCTAGGTTTGTCCAGATGTCTCCGAATGGATTGTCAAATCCCCTCCATCTTGGAACTTTAAATGTCTTAGTGGGGACTGTTGTAGATTCATCCACTACGGTCTCTGGAATAACTAACTCCTTAATTCCAGTGAAGTTACCAATATCATTACAATATCCACATGGTGTTATTGGATAAGTTCCATTATATCCAGACCACCCATTAGCATTGTTGTTCCAATCAGTAATTCCAGGACCAAGTCCTCCTTGATGATAACCATCAGCTGTTAACTCAGCGTTATAAGTAGCTTGTGAATTAAATGTTGCATATTCAATGACCCAAGCCCAGTAGAATATCCACTTGTAATACTCATAGCACAACATTTCTGAACCAGCATTAGTAGCATAAGTTCTCATGTTAGCTCTTGAGATATTAGTTCTTGGTTTACCTAAGTCACTTCTAAATGCATCAGTATCTAAATATGTGTCGTTAGCAGTTCTATTACCTCCACCTCTGAACTGTGCTGTAGTATTAACTACTGAAACTGCTTTAGGAGTTGCAGAAACTGTAGTATCAACAGTACTTCTGTAAGCATCAACTAGCATTTCTGGAATTTCAATCCAGGTATTGTCCATCTTAATAGTAGACATCCTAACCCATCTCTTAGTACCTTCAACTCCAGACTTACCATAGAACTTAGGAATATGTACTCTTACAGTACCATCAGTTCCATCAAGGACAGAGTTACCTCCATCAGCTTTCTTAGACCAGTCATTTGGGTCTAGATAGTAATTGATTGCAGCACCATTAGCTACACAACCCTTATATTGAGATTGCACTGGTAATGACTTATGTAGCAATGGATTACCAATTCTAGTTAATGTGGGGTCTGCTACTGTAGAATCCCATTCAACTCCATAGGAGTAGATATCTTCCAATCCAGTTAAATCAATACCAGGCTCTACATCTTTCCATTCTCCAGTACCATCGCCACTGTTGACTAACACCTGCCCTACTATACCACCAGCAGGTAGATGTTTATTTCCAGCTGTAGTTGGATGGGTATAGTTATTAGCATTGGTAGCAATACCTTGCAATTTATTCTTCTCACTTGTTGTATAATCATTGGTAGATAATTGCTTACCATCAACCTTATCAACCTTTAGAGCAAGTGCACTAGTAGTTCTACCTTCGACTCCTTCAATTGCTTCATTAACCTCAGCCTTAGTATAATAATCTTTTAAGTTTACGTCTACGTGTTTATTTCCTAAGAACTCCCAGCCAGTCTTTTGTTCTGTAATAAGATAAATGTATTCATCATATACATCATTAGCTCTTGAACTTTCGTTAGGAATTAGGTAGATTTTATTTACATCTCCCTTTGTAGGTAATTCAGTAACAACTACTGTCTTACCGCCAGCATTATTAATTGCTTCTATAACCCATGCCTCTGTTGCTAACCCTTCTTTGATTTTAGAGATGGTAGCTGATTTATTACTTCCATTCTGTACTATAGGAACTAACTCATCTCCAGCAAGGGTGTTAGTAGCATCCATTTGAGATATTTTTACTCCTGTTGCTGCCATGTTTCACTATTTAATATTTCATTTAATTCTACACTGTCGTATGGGTAGAATATAATCTCTTCATCATTATTAATAACTGGTTTAATGAAATCTTCATGTAGAATCACCTCTGAGCCATCTAAACTCCTTCTTGCATGGATTGGAACACTAATTCCATGTTCTTTACACCATTGTACTGTAACTATAGTATACCTCATGCTTTGTTTAATATATTATTAATAACATAATTAATTACTCTCTGTAGTGTAACATTACCTTCTGGTACTGCATCAAATCCAATAGAATTGTAGAAGGCCATATTCATATAAGATGAACCATAGCTATTAAAAAATATTATGCTGTTATTACCACCATCAGTAGGATTTACGATTGTTACTGTTTGCTTTTTGTTAAGCAGATTATTTGAAACCTCAGCTTCATTTAATATACCATCCAAATAAGTTACACCACCTGTATTTCTAAAATTGTAGGCTGTAATGCCAGGTTGTCCATATATAGAAAAGCTGTCTTGAGCATACCAAGTCTTATATAACCCTAATGGATTTGCTGTCATAAACAACACCTTAACGCCATGCTGTAAGTTCTGTATTTGCCCATAATCATCTACCCCATCAGTTACTAGGGCGTTGGGATATCTAGGTATAAACTCTATTGTTACGTCCATATCTCCTATATCCCCTGTAACTCCTATGGCGTTATACAATGAAGTGGTTCCTTCGGGATAGGTTAATGTCACCTCATGTTCCCCGTTGTCAAAGGTATAAAATCCACCATTTCTGTTTACCAAACTAACTTGTCTGCCATCAGAAAGTCCTGTAACCTTAAATTTATGCGTTGGGTTAGAGTTTGCCGGAACTATGTTTACCATGTTATCCGTAGTGGATAGTTTTTTAGTAATATGAATAATTCTGTTATCTGTAACAGTAACATTTGCTCTATCGGGTAGAATATTGGTACTAGCAATATCATACCCTCCCACACCGCTCATTGCAGCAAACAGAAAATTATTCAATTTAAGCGGCCTGTTGTTTCCGCTATGGTCTTGCAGGTATGGATTGGCTTTTAGTATCTCGTTTGTGGGAACGGATTGTCCTGACGGGAGCTGGGTAATGGTGATATTACAAGCACCTGCAATATTCCCGTTTCTGAATGACAAATTACCCCTTACGGTTCCTAATGGCGGAATATCATACGTTCCGTCTGATGTAATCTCGATTAATTTCACATCAGCACTATATCCCCAGTATATTTCCTGTCCCTCCAAAAGACCCTCAACAGTTACTTTCATTCCCGGAAAATTCTTTGTTTGGTCAGGAATGTAGCATTTTACTGTATCGTTCAGTGTAGCAAATCTAGTTATAACAAATGAGGTACTTGTTATAATTATATCAGCATTTACAGAGGGATGCGGTCTCCAGTCATTAAAGTTTTGGCTGTATGTATCCACAGGCTTTGACATATCGTACCAAAACACCATGTGTTCTTTCACCCAGGTAGCGATTTCATCTTCTGTAACATATTTATCTAATAATATATGCTTACCTCTTTCAGTAAGTACAGCGATTCCATCTTCTGTAATTATATAGTAATCGTTAGGTCCAATTGGCTGCCCTCCGCCATCACCAATCTGCCTAACTCTACCTATATAATTACCAATACCTACAAATATTCCCATATTAATTACCTACTTGTAATGTATTCTCAGGTACAGCCTTAATCCCTATAACTAACTCAGGGTTCCATCCAGGATAGAACACGGTAGATATATACTGACCCTCTGCATCTTTTAATAACACCTCTACAGTTACATTATCTTCAGTAATATTCTTAACAAGAACTGCATTACTTCCATAAGGCAACTCAAAGTTACCTGCGGGCAGTAGAGATAATCTACTTACTTGTAGGGAGGTTGGTCTTTCATTCTGATTGAGATTTATCATTTCTATGCGTTTTTAATTTCGTTGTTCATTTGATTACCATCGAATAATTGAGCATATTCAATGTCTGTTCTCTTAGTATCGTTCTCAGCATCACTCTGAGATTTGTCTCTTTGAGTCCTAGCATTATACCAGTTAATATCAGCCTCATTCTGAACCTTCTGTCTCTCAATGTCCAACTTAGCCTCATTAAGACTTTCAATCTTGCCTTGAGCTTGTTGTAGTTGTTGTTGTAACTTCTGATTCTCTTGCTGTAATTGTTCAAGCTGCTGTTGCATTTGACCTACCTCATTCATCTCCTTCTTCTTCTTAGCAAAGGCTTTAGTAACCTTAGCCTTAAGTTCAGTAAGACTTCTAGCAGTTAAAGCATCAACAATCATATCTGGGTCTAATTGACCACTCTTTATAAGCTCAATAATGATTTGCTGAACATTCTGCATCTCCTTCATAATCTGAGTACTCGGCACAATATGCACATCGTAATCAGTATGAGTAAAATGCTCTGGTAATGCAGTAAATACTTTCTGTAGTTTATCTCCAAGAATTAGAGTTCCAGTTAATCCTTTCTTCCACACTATCTTAGCTATATCAAGACAATCTCTAAGAATGTCTATTGATAATGTATCCATAGTCTGATAGAATGGTTTAGTAATAGTATATGAGTTTCTAGCTCCAGCCTCTACATTACTAACTGCATCCTTTTGCTGAATACCATTAAGTCTTTCTCTAAATACACCAGTGATAGATGATGTTTGGTCTTCCACTCTTTGTAGTGCTAAGTCAAATGCTTGGATTGTTTGTACTTTAATAGTGTCAGTAAATCCAGCAAATGAAGTATTGTTATTAAATGCTCTACCTTCTTGACTTGTATCTACTAAAGCTACCCCAGTCTTCTTAAATGCTATCCACTTCTGTATTCTTTCAGTAAGGTCATCACCTAATATAGTTGGAAGCATTGATAAGTCTAGCCAGTCTCCATCAGTACCACTATTAGCTAAGATATTATCTCTAAAGTAAGTAATTAAGTCATACTTATCTTGTAGGTGTGCACATTGTAATACTAAAGATTGTGGAACATTGTCTCTATTAACCAGATATATACCATTAACAGATAGTCCACACTTAGTAGGGGCATCCTTAGTTCTAATTACATTCTCTGATTTACCAGTAAGAACATATATAGACTGCCCTATTCTAACTCCCTCATATCTGTTTTGAACATACTCATTACCCTCTTTGTCTATGTCAATCCATTCTGTTTCATAAACAGGTAATAGCTTATAGTTAAATGACTCATAAGTATCAGCAGGGAAACCTGGAACAATACCTTTACCTGCATCTAATCCAGCACCCTCACCTTCCATAATAGGTCTACATCCTACTTGATTCTCCATAGCTCTAATATACATATAAGAACTATCAGAGTAATGCTCATACATATCTTCTAATTCAGCCCTACTCTCATCATTTAGGTCTTTACCATACTCAATAAGAATTTGCTGTTTGGTCATCCATTTCCTAATTACAACCCTATAACTATCCTTTACATAAGGAGATTCAGGGTTTCTATCAACAAATGTATTTAAGGGATTAAGAACATCAATACTAATATTAGTTCCACTAGCTGATGGTTTAACTTTATAGAATGAGCATCCAGTAACAAGTAAGTCTAACAACAGTGCCTTTAGTTTATTAGCCAAGTCAGTGTTCCTTGATTGGATTACATACTCAATAACGTTCTGGGCAGCTATCTCATAGTCACTAATGAAGTTATTATTAATATCCTCAATTAGCTTCTCTATATCTGCCTCAACTGAAGCATCACTAACATTACCTCCTCCTATAAAGGCTAGAATTTGATTGTTTAAATGCTTCTGTAAGAATGTATAGACTTGCTGGCTTATTTCTAACTCCTTCTGCCTAGTAATCTTGGAGATTGTTTCCTTATCTTTACAAGATACCTTTGGAAGAATTGGAATGTCTAAATACTCTCCAATTAAAGCATCAACGTGTTTCTTTATAAGAGGAGTGAACTCAATAGAAGTAGGATTACCTATTCCAA